GTTCATGCGCTGAGCGATCCCATGGAAAGAGAAGTTTTGCGACTGCGCTATTTAGACGGGGACGGGGATAGTTACCGCCTTATGAGGTGGCGAGAAGTGGCCATTAGAATTTACGGAGATGATGATGCAAAGGATATTATTTCCGCACAGCGTCTGCACGATAAAGCATTATTGGAGATAGATTTCGTATAAAATGTTGTGAAATGTTGTTGTTTGTAGTGCTTTTTGCGTGCTATCATTAAACCGTCGAAAAGCGAGACGAAAGCCGAGCTATTCACAGGAATTTCGCAAGGGCTGCCTTCGGG